CGATTAATCACATTGGAGCTCTCGGTACAGTAAAACCATATCACTTCTCCAAAAAGATTATTCAAGCCACAATTAATAAGTTGGTTGGACGTGGTGTTGATATCATCATACACATAATCTTCGACCAAACAGTCCATGGATTCCAATTGACCGGTGTATCTAAAGAAGCCATTATCCGACATCCAATAGCCTGCGCCATCCACTTCAACCCTGGCATTCTTGCCAATCAGGCCGCAGTTGGTTCCCACTTGCTCGTAGGCAAACGTAAACGGAGCACCAACAAAACGCATGGTAAACATGGCGGTGTCGGTCCAAATATAAATCGCATCCCGACCTCTTAAACTTCCCATGATCTTAGAACCATCGGCCAGTCTTTGCGTGCCAGCGGTGTTAATGGCTGTGGGTGTATAATCGGTAATATCTTCCTGAGAAGAAAATCGTATAAACATGTCATCTTGTGTTGTGGTGTCACCAATCGTGGTTTCAGTTCCGAAGAACACTAAGTGCCGATCGGGTGTAGAAACCAGCATGTCTCTTGAAGCGGTTGGCGCTCCTGAAATAATCGTGGCTCGAGTTGACGTTGCTGACGTTGCCGTTGAATCCCATTCAAAACAAGGTCCATTAAAAATTAAAGCAATCAGTTTAGTTCCATAGTTATCAAGGCTCCACATGCCAGGATCAAAAACTTTATCTCCTGAAGCTGCTTCACCCCATCCGACATAATCGGTAGTATTGGTAATCGTTGCACCATCGGAATGCGTCGCGGCTGTTGTGTTTCGAACACCCCGTGTGACACCGGTTAATACATCACTGCTAATGCCAGTATAAGAAATTTCTTCTGAATCAATTTGAACATAAGAAGTTCCCGAAGAAGGGAAATCACTTGAATCAGTTAAAGTAATACCGCTTGTTGCAGCAGCATCGGTAATCGCTCCATCCAAAGTCGTAGAGACTTCTCCTGAAACCGTACCACTCCATTGACCAATCCCCCAACCATAAGCTCCGAGTTGTTGAGCCGGTCCTACCGGGTAATAATATTGAACTCGAATACCTCCAGACGTTGTGGCTCCAGAGCCTGCTTCCGCTGAATCCATAGTAATGGTAATGGTTGTAGAACTAGGAGCCGTTGTGACCATAAATTTAACATCATCAAAATCGTCAGCATCATAATCTGAATTGGTAATGGCTGTAAAACTATCGAGATAAACAATATCACCGGCACTCATTCCATGAGCTGAGCCAAAGGTAATGGTAACAGACGTGGAGTCATTTGTTGTAGTGAAAGCGTTGGTTAAAGTGGTTGTTGTTTTAATAGGATGAATGTCATAAAAAATTCCTCCTGAATAAACATAAAGAATTCGATTGGTGCCAATGGCTGCATATTTAATGCCGGTATTGTCGACAAAATGATGGACGGCTCGTGCAGCGCCCGTTAAATAACTTTCTCCTAATTCAGCCCAACCGCCTATTTTTTCAGGAGTGGAATACCTAAAGCGTACATTGTCCCCAGCAATCCATTGCCCTTCGGCCGTGGTTGGTGTAACTTGTTTGTTAAATCCTGGTAGAAAACCTATTTTTTGTAACATAGAAATCCGTTTAGGATACGAATATACTATATTTTTGAGGAGATCAACAGAAAGACCTTATTTAAAGTAACCGGCTTTTTTGCTCCATATATTAACAAAGCTCTTACCTCCGGCCGTATTAGCTAATACCAGCCATCCTGTTTCTTTTATGATTTCCCCATGTCCCTTATCCCACACCACATGTACACTTTCAGGAACATGAAACAGTTCTTTTATTTCGGATTGAGTTTTTAAAGATCTGCCTTTAAATTTATTATTATTAGGACTAAAATGAGTAATAATACATTTGATTTTTTTAATACCTAAACGGAAGGCAGCCTCAAGTCTGCTGTGACCTGCTCTAACAACAAAACCATTTCTCTTGAGGGGGGAGTCATACCACAGGTGAATGGGGTCTTTTATCCCTACTTCTGAGATAGATTTATATAGAAGCTCACGAAAAATTTTCTCGTTTCCTTCCCAGTCACGTTTATGGGGACGAGATACTAATTTTGATATATCTATTTCGGTATAAAAGTTTTGAGGTATCATTTATCTGGTAAAAAGTTTACACCATCCGTTTTTATAATCAATAGCCATGACTTCTCTAGCTTTTGCTTCTTGCGCTTCGGTAATGGTCCGTGGTTCGTGTTCCCTGAGCCTTGTTTTCTGAATCTTTCCTCCCCCTAATTGTTCCAGGAATGGGAGGAGCTTGGTGTCGATCTCATTCATGTTCCAAACATGGGTATAGATCGATGGATCAGGACCTAACATATCTGTATTCGTTCGACAGTGAATTCGGATGTAATTATCTCTTTTTAAATAGTAATCGTAGTTATCTAGAAAACCATCTAAGTCATTAAGATGAGGTTTAAACTCTTGGCAATAATAAAAGCCACTAATGATTTTCTCTAGAGGATCACGGTAGACAGCAATCCGAATCTCACATTCTTTTAGTTCTTGATGATAGGATTCAAATCCTTTTTCACGTCCTATATAAGAATCCTTACCACAATGATTCTGAATATTGGTTCCGCTATATGCTGTAGGTTTCTCGTTCCAGAGAAGCTGGCCGAGATAATTGATGATGGTGGTGGATCCTGCTTTATTATTCCTGACATATCCCAGACGTTTACCGCCTAGAGTCACACGAACTAGAGCCATTACTTAGGAACACCCAAGAGGGGACGTCCATCTAATAAATTCTTTTTAGCAAACGGACCATTGGCATGATTATAATGCAAGAATACTTGAGAGCATATATTGCCTTCAAAAGGTTCTCGCCAGTGTTCTAATTCGCAACCCGAATAAATCAGCATGTCTCCTACTTTTAAATCAACTCGAACTCCTTTAGGGGCTCCGGGTTTAACGATGGTAGTCGTTTCTCCTCCAGATAAAATATTATCGGCTCCTGTAGGATCTAAAAAGATAGGCCATTTCTCTCCACCTAGATGTAAGGTCGTAGAGATTTCACAACTGGGTCGATCTTTATGACGATATAAAATATTTCCTTTTTCATAGAGTCGGGTGTAAGAGTAGGTGGGGATTAAATCCATTCCTGTTTTCGCTTTCATAATGGGGCGCATATACTGAAGTAATGTTTCCATGACCCAGTCGGCATATTTAGAATAGGCTCCTGGGATTTGTTTATCTTCTCGAGTTCCTATGAAAGGATTATGAGGATTTAACTTATTATTTTTCATCAGTAAATCCACAGCGTCTCGCTGCAGCATCATATAATTAAAGATAAAGTTTGAAAGCTCTTTGGAAAGGGCTCCTTTGATTACTTGATATTTTTTAGTTTTAAAACTCATCCTACTTTTCCCTCTTTATTCACTTGAATAAAATTAAAAGAAACCGATACGCGCCAGCCCTTTTCTCCTTTTTCTTTAGATTCATTTATTTCTACACCATGGGTTAACCATGCTGGAAACATCATCATTTGTCCTTCGATTGCTGGATAGATCACCACGCGCCATAAGGCTCTGGGTATTCCTTTAAGTCGTCTAGGTAATATAATATTGGGTCCAGGTCTTGGATCTTCAACAAATAATCTTCCTGAATTTTCAGGAACTTTCACATAATAAACACCCGACCACTGAGAATTAGGATGGATGTGTTGCTTGTTATAAGACCCGGGATAATTAATATTGGCCCACATATTACCGAGTCCAGGCTTGGGTTCCATGCCATAGTCTTTAAAAATTTCATCTTGCATAACAAAGAGCTCCTCGGTCAAAGGTTTATATTCGTCTTTAAAATTCATATTGGTGGGGCTGTGCCACCCTCCACCCGCATTGGTTTTTGCTTCACTCTTGTCTTTTTTGCTCCAGGCTTTAATGAGAGGATATAAATACTTATTCATTTTTTTAGGATCCTTAACCATTTTCGTATAGAGAGGGGTCGGGAATAAAATTTCTCGGTTCATTTTTATTCTAGTTGAGATCCAAACAGTAAGGTATAACTCACTCTTTTATTCTCAGCTCCTTCCTTCATTGACACTCCATTAGAACTGTGAAAGTAAGCTCCATTAAAAATAACAGCTCTATTACTTTTATAATCTATTTTAATTGGTTTAATTTTTTTAGTGACAATAAGCGCTTTTACTTTTGATGGATCAGTGTTCCATTCACTCCTATTCCAGCTGCGAGGTGGTTTAAGTTCATATATGTTTAATCCGTTCTTTGATTTATCTTTAATAGACTCATCACTTGAAACCCAAACGTTCATGTTAAGTTCAGAAGGATCACAATGTAAATCAACTCCTGGACTTTCATTAGCATAGACAAAACTCCACGCTCTTTGAAAAAGGGGTAATATGTCTAATTTATTTTTTAATTCTTTTACAATTAAATTGGTTATATAATCTTGGTTTCCTCGATAATCGATAGCTTGATATGTTTGATAAGTTATATCAAAATGTTTAGCATAAAGTACTCTATACTTAAGTATATCTAAACATTGTGGTGTAAAAAAATTATCTATGACCATCACCTTGTTAAAATTAAACTTCCAATGCTTTCTCGCCTGTAACATTTTCATTTAAA